GCTCCAGCCAGTACGGTGCGTATGCTTCATACTTGACTCGGTCTGTGTAATATCCGCAGGCCAGGTTCTCTGCTTTTGTCAGATTGAATTCTTCAAATACTGCACGCGTGACTTCCTTCTGGTGCCCTGCTGCCTTTTCCTCATCGATGATTTTCTGAATCTGATCGACCATGCTTTTGGCTTTCGCTCCAGTTAGATCCGGACCTGTTTTCAAAATTCCGAGCATGATGAGGTGTTTCACGTAAATTTCAAATTGTGCGCGGATTTCCTCTTTCAATTTTGCATAAGGCTTTTTGTATTTGGTCTTCAGGAGTTCCAGTGGCACGTTTTCCCTGTTTTTACGCAGGGTTGCGATGTCCTGGTTCAGTTTTTTTAGGTCTAATTCCACCGTTCCCACTCCTTCCTGTTCCCACTTCTGCATTTTGTGAGTGGGAACGCGACAAACCCTTATTTTACGCGGGTTGCGCTGAGTGTTCCCACTGTTCCCACTTTTTTGAAATACACACCATGTTTTTATAGAATTTTGCATGTGATGCATGAAATTCGTGCATCGTGTGTAAAATTTTCCACGAAACAATAAATAAGTGGGAATTAGTGGGAACAGTGGGAACATATCTATTAAAAGCCGCGCGGTTGCTGGGTTTCTTGCGTTCCCACTCGCGTTCCCACTCGCGTTCCCACTTTTTTGAGTGGGAACATTTTCAGGCGATTTTTGCGCCTTTTATTTGAATGGTAATTCTTCTTCCATGCCTTCTGGCACGCTCATGAATCCGTCTGAATCCGTGAATGATTCCTGCTCGTATTTGTCAGCTTCAGATTCGATGTCGTCATCCTTTTCGCTGAACTGTCCGATCTTGAATTCCACGAACCTGCAGCTTCTTCCGTCAAATCGTCGCTTTACTGAGTATCGCTGCTTCGAGTCGGATCCCTCGCTTGCCGTGGCGATCAGTCCGTTGTCTGCCATGTATTTGAGCGTCTTCCTTGGACTGTATCCTGCCTTGGTCAGCGCCTGGTTCAGTGTTGATGGGAAAATGTACGCCACGTTCCCGGATTCGCTCATGGTGCCGAGGCACGTTCCGATGGCTTTCTCTCCGAAGTATGCCTTGTTGGAGATTACCCAGTCGGTGATGAACTGCACGGCGTTTTCGTTTACGTCTCCGGATGTTGCTGCGATCTGTTCCTGAAGGATGGATGCTGCCATCCTCTTGGCTCTGTCCCAGGACTCCTGGTTGATTGTTATCTGTTTTTCATCGTCTTTCCCTTTTTTCGGATCCGCTTCGGGCTCCGGTGCATCCTGGCTACCAAAGAACCATGTATCTATCATGGCATCGGCCAGAGCGACCGCACTGATTCCGGCCACATGGCTTCCGCTCTTTCCTTTTGCTATGCTCATTACGTAGTGCAGCATCTCATCGTATTTGTCGCAGATGCTTTTCTCTGAAACCTTCAGGACGTGTTCGATGAATTCCGGGCCCGCCCATCCGAAGTTCTGAGTTGATTCCTGGTGCATGAGGCTGGCCTGTTCTTCTGTCTCGAATGGTCCGCCGTAGATTTCCAGCACACGGGTGCTGACACCAGTCTGCGATGTATCTGTGGAGAGTGGTTCCTCACCGGTTGCCATGGCTACGGTTCTCCATTGTCTCATCGTCTGCAGGCCGCCGCCTTTTGCGCCTCTGATCTTTCCGGTACCGGATGCGATCATGTAGATTGTCTTCTCCAGTCCTTCCTGATTTTTTCCGGCCAGCTGTCTCTCATCGATGCCAAGTGGCAGGTCGCAGTAAAATGCAGCGGTTCGCTCCAGGCCGACCTGGGTGGCGTTAAAGTTTACCATGAGTCGTTCCGGATCTCCCCAGGCTGACAGTGCTGCTTTTAATCCGGCGGTCTTTCCTCCTTTACTGGATCCCCAGTTGTATACGAAGAAGATTCTTTGCTTGATGATTCGCAGCAGGGGAGCTGCGAACGCTGCGGCCAGTATGAACCGGAACTTGTCACGTTCTCGGTGCGGCTGCATGGTGTCTTTCCATTTGTCAAAGGATCCGGTCTGGCAGTATGCCGCGGCCATTCCCTTCTGTGATGGATCAATGTCCAGAACGATGTCTTTGTCGTGTCCTGGGATGAATCGCTTCCCTGGCTGCCATCCGAAGCTGGATGTTGCATCCGCTTTCGTGATGATGTCGATGTTCTCTGCCTCCAGGGCGGATAAAAACCGGACGACCTGCTTTGCGTTTTCTGATGTTACCGTGCATCCAAGGTCTGCCAGGACTGTGATACCTCTGGCTGTGAAGATCGTTGATCGTGGGTAGATTGCTCTGTGCCATTCATCGTCTCTCTTGAATGCGATCTCTATTTTTTCTTCTCCGGTTTCAAGGCTTCGGAGTCGCTGCGTCAGGATGATCGGTGTTCTGCAGACCATGACCGGTCCGTATGTCTTCTCATCGATGTGGCTGATTCCTCTGTCTGAATAGATCCAACCTTCCGGCTGGCGGAGATTGACCGGTGCTCCTTTAATGGATTCCGGTATCACGTCTGGTTCTGCCAGGTCTATTTCTTCCGCTCGCTCCAGGAGCTTCTGGATCTTGGCTGCACCTTCCTCTTTTCCGAATTTGATGAAGACGTCACTCGGATCCTTGATTCCGCCCAGTGTACTGCAGCTGAATTTGTAAACCTTGCCAATGAATCCACCGTCCCGGAGCCCCTGGATGACTTTCCGCATGAACGTCTCGCCGCCCTGATCCGGTTCCTGGTGGATGTATAACTTTAAGTCCTGGAGCTGGTCGCTCATGTTCGGCTTGAACATGGAGGCTCCCGGTACTCCGAGGGTGCTGATTCCCATGTACCACATGCTCTGCGTGTCAGATTCTCCTTCGACCAGGCAGGCGTATCCGCTCTGCCGCATCTGCGAGAGCCTCCATTCTCCGTAGAGGCATATCTTTCCACTGCTGCCGTATCTCCATCTGAATTCCTTACCTGCAAATCTCTTTCTGTAGGTTGCCTCGGTTCCGTCTTCCTTCAGGTACGGGATCTTCATGTATGTGGTCTGGTCTTTTCTTTCTTTGTCGTTGCTGATGTGGCATGTGTCCCGGAGGAATTCCACCGGGAGCCTTTTTTCGAAGGCGTACTGCTCCATTGAATAGCTCCGGCGGGATGCTGCAGGTTTTTCTTTTTCTGGCATCTCCACATGGTAGTCTTCCATGATTCGCTTGTATGCGTCCTTCGTGCTGATGCCATTCATCTTGGCCACAAAGTCCACGTAGTTGCCGCCGATGTCCTCGCTGAAGCAGTGCCATCTTCCTGTCTTCAGATCTACTGAGAAGCTGTTTTTTGAATCGTCATGGAACGGGCAGAGTCCTATCATATGATCTCCGGTAACCTGCGCCCTTTTGACGACGCTTCTGTATTCTCTTTCATAATCGACCAAACGGTCGAGATCGACTTCTGCCGTGTTCATGGTGTTACCTCTTTTCTTTGCCTATGTATATGAACTGCGGCTCGATTCCCATCTTTGCCGCAGCAGTTATTTCAGCCTGCATTCCCTGACTGATCCATTCATCTTCCGGTCCTTCCTGTCTGATGATCACGACCATCTGATCGCATCGCTTCAGAGCTTCCATTCCTGCCTGCAGTCCGTAGTCTCTGTCTTCCGGATTTCCTTCGTCCAGGAACCTTGGCCAGTACAGGTGCGGCGCTACCGGGATGTCCCCGCGTTCATGCACTGCTCTGCACGCCTCCATCGCATCCATGATGTGCTGCTGCATCTCCACTTCGTTTTTGGCTCTGTATTTGCTGCAGACGTATGCCATCTTGGCGTGGATCGGCGCGAGGTTCTTATCCATTCCTGCCTTGCACAGTCCGACGTATGTCCACGGATGGTCCGGGCCTTCTCGCCAGATTGTCTCGTAGACGCCCTCGCCTCCGATGATGTCCTCGACGATCCTGCTCTGCGTGATTTCAAATTCTCCATCCAGGCGCCCATCTTCATCTCCTGCACAAATGAGTTCTCTGGCCAGTTCTTCGGTGATGGTGTCTCCGTTCTTTAAGTAGGCCGGATCTCTACCGGTCTTTAGGTAGTCCTGTAAATTTTTAACCATCTGTTCCTCCAATTCTGCAGGGCGACTGGTTTGCCGCCCTGCTTTGTGGTTTAGTCAAATGGCAGCTCTCCGTCCTGGATGTCGCCTGCCTGCATGAATCCGTCAGGGCCGACTTCCGGAGTTGCTTCCATTGGTGCTGCTTCCTTGTAGTCGTCTGTTGTGATCGCTACGCTCTCATAGCTCTGCTTCATTGCCTTGCGGAGCTCTGCGGTCTTTGCGTAAACGTTCGACGGGAGCACTCCCTTCTTTTCCAGGGTGACTTTGCTGAATTTGATACCGTCTCCGTTCTCTGATGTTGTGAGCTTGAAAGTCACGACCATGTGGCTGTATGGGATGTGCTGCTGCCCCATGATTTTTTTCAAAGCCTTATTGATATCCCTGATCGATGTTGGCGGCACTGTCAGGAGATAAATGTCCGGACGCTCATCCATCATGATGTAAAGGCGGCGAGTATTTTTGCACGCCTTGCCTTTTCCCTTGCTATCAGTTCCGAACTGGTTATACGAGCAGGTGTCGCAGGTTCTGATTTCTCCAGTAATTCTGTTGAGTCCCTGCTTTCCGTCCATGGAACTACAGTCCGGGATCTTACTTGTATCTCCATCATCTCCTGCTTCTCCGAGCTTCTGTGACCAGTAGGCATTCATGCGGTGCGTGAAAATGATCACGCCACTAACTTCTTTCATTACCTCCGGATCGTCTGGATCGTCCGTCTCAACCTCGAAGGCTTTTCCTCCGCCAGATGGGATTTTGATTCTCTTGGCGTCAATGCCACCATCATCGTCCAGGTCTCCGAGCTCATCTTCCAGCTCTGCTCTGAGCTCCTCATCCATCGCCTCCATGCCGGTTACGATCTTGAAGCTCTCCATTGTTGCGAGTTCGTTCTTTGCTGCTGCCATGTCTTATTCCTCCTTATTCTCTGCATCCAGGGATGCTGCTTTTACCACTTTGGATTTTTTGATGCTCTTTACACGGTACCGGTTCTCGATTCCGTCGTCGCATGTCTTGGTGATGAAGTATCCACTCTTAATGCCTTCAAAGACGCAGAGGATGTCCTCTGTATCGATTCTCAGGACGATTGTGTCACCCTGGTGCATTGCATTGCCTTCTGAATCGGATACCTCGATGCGTGTTACCTCGTTAACTGTGAGCCCTGCCATTATTCAGCGTCCTCCTGTTCTTCCTCTGCTTCAGCTTCCGGATCCGCTTCTGCGTCCTCGAACTGTCCCTCCAGATAATCTTCCACCGGTGTGGTGTAGTTGCTGACTTCTTCGTATAAGTCGTGCATGATTCTGTCTGCCTGCGCTGCGAGCTTTGTCGCCTGGAGTACCAGGCCGGTTGCTGCATTCTTCAGGCTGCTGGCTGCTTCGACTGCCTTGGCATCATCCTCTGTTGGAAGGATGCGCAGGAAGTCTTTCATGCTCTCATCTACCTTCTTCTGGTCGAGCTTCATGCCTGCGTAGAATTCTGAAGCGATACCGTATCCGTCGTGGCGGTTCGATACCTTCGACTTGCTGGTTTCTTTGACCTGCTTGCAGGCAAATTCCAGGGCGATGTTTACGTTTTCCTCAAGCTCGCGCTCTGATTCGAGGCGACAATCAAATTCTAACTGTTCCATGGTTTACTATTCTCCTTTCGCTCTTTTGAGTGCTTTGTTGGTTGACTTGCGTCTGGCGATGTCGGTCATCTCGTAGCTGCTTACGACCTCATCCAGCTCCGGCGGCAGCTCTCCGTCGTTTCCTTCGGCGATTTCTTTCATCGCGCTCTGCAGGGATCCTGCATTGACGGTTTCTTTGATGAGCTCGCCGAGGCCCTGTTCTCTGAGTACCTCGAAGAAGTCCAGGCCGCGTTCCTGCAGGTAGGCTTCTCCACGCTTGGAGTATTTGACCTTATCCTGGAGGCTGTAGATGTAGTCGCCGTATCCCTGGGACGGGATATCTTCGTCGATCATCATTTCTGCGATCTCTGCCTTCAGCTTATCGATGGCTGCATTGTTGTCCTTGGTGTCTTTGGCCAGCTGATCCTTCTTGTCGAGAAGCTCCTCGTACTGGCCGAGCATTTCAGTGAGTTTCATGGTTGGTTCCTCCTACTTTCTATTTTGAGTCCGCACTCTGTGCAGGCTGCTTGCATTTTCTTCTGCCGGAGCTCCTGTCTTGACATTGGTCTCCAGCATTCCTGTCCGCAGATCGGACATTTTACCGGGCTCCATTCCGGATGCCCTTTTGGGATGTTTTTCTTCATCGGCATCAGCAGGATGCCTCCGGTTTCGTTTTGGCCTCGCGGCCAGATCTTAACTTCTGCCATTATTCTCTTGCCTCCTTCTCCTGCTTCTCGTATTCGTCCATGGTTGGACGTGGGCCGTCCAGGTCGTCCCATTCATACAGTGCTTTATTCTCATCCTGCCAGTTTGCTCGATAGCAATTTCTGCAGGTGCACTTTCCCGATAACCACCGCATCTCTCCCCAGTATTCTGGTCGACCGCACTGCTTGCAGATCACGATTTTATCCATGTTGATCACTCCAGTTCATCAATGAGATTTCTTATTTCCATTCGCGCTTCGTCCCGGATGTCTTCCGCGTATACGTCGTACCAGCGATTGAATTTATCTTTCAAAGTCATAACGTTGGCGCATGGGATTTCTGTAAGCGCTTTGATACGCTTGTCTTTTTCTTTCTTGAGCAGCTTCGCCACGCCTGCTGGAACGACTACTGGATTCCCTCCGTATGCCTTAACTTTTCTTATATCCTCCTGCGAATCTACCGGCACAGAGTATGGCTGCGGGTTTTGTGTATCGAATGATTCTATCAGCATTTCCTGAACTTTTTTCACGTCGTCGCTGTAGGCGTTGAACTCGAAATGGTACACGTCGTCGGCTCTTTCCTCGACCATCCTCCGCACTTTTTCCATCGGAACGTCTCCTTTTACCATTGCCTCTGCAATCATGAGCGATGTTGTGTCTTCAACATTCCATGTGTCGCAGGTTTTTCTATCGCGCTCCAGGCGTATGTATTTTGGCTTAAAATTGTAACCGTATTTCAGATCGCTATTGCAGTCCACAAATAAGCCGTTGACGTACACTTCTCCGGCATATGCTTCGTCCAAGATGATTTCTCCATACTTCGTTTCCGCTTTGCTGTAGTCGCAATCGTCCAAGTGGAGCCATACCTTGTATAAATCATTAAATTCTCCCTGCGTGACATTGCCTACTTCGATACATAGGCCGTGGTCATCTGTTTTTCGTTTGCTGACGTAAAAGCAGAGAATTTTTTCCAGCCATTTCTCTGAATTTTTGAATCGGGATTCCCAGACCTCATTTTTTTCATTGTTGTAAATCGTGAAGGTCTTCCCTAGTCTATTCAGAACCAATGCTGCGATCTTGTAGCCTTCTCCGAACTGTCCGACCGTGTCCTCGTTATTCGCCTTGCTGCTTCTTCCTAAAAGCAAAGTATTTATTTTAAGAACAGACTTCCGGTTCTTGAGTCGGAGCACTTTTTCCTTTTGGCTGTAGTCGATCTGGAATTCGTTATCTGGATCCAACACCTCCTGATCAGTGCCGTTCTGTATCAACTCCCTGAGAGCATCATTAAAATTCCAATCTGATACATAGTTTGGTGTCAGCGTTAATTCGTAGCTGTTTATCGTTGTCTCATCTTTCATTTAGTTTTCCTCCTTCTCCTGAACGCTGCAGGTTTTCGATGCATCGGCAGACCGTGCATCTTGCGCCAGTTATTGGTCAGGTGGCTCAATGGCTCCGGCTTCAATGCTTCCGCGAATCTCCGGAGCGCATATGTGGCTGCTGCTGCACTGAATCCAGCCTGCGCCAGTGATGTGCGCGCTTCCAGCAAAGGATCCGGTTCCGGAGGTTCTGGCTCGAAGCTCTTTTCGTATTCTCTTAGCTGCTCTGCCTTAGCGTCCAGCGCTGCTGCTATGCCAGTTGACAGTTTCTTATCGGCAGCCTGGGCCAGTCTGAATGCCTGAGCGACCTTGTGAGCGATTTTCTTTAATATCATCATGTTGCCTCCTATTCAAAGTACGCACGCCAGTCATCCACGACTGTCTTAGCCATATCTTCTTTTCTGGCCAGTGCCTTGCCGATCATCTCATCCACGGTTCCTTCGGTCTCCAGGTCGATGTATGTGCAGGTGTTCCTCTGGCCGATTCGGTGGATCCTGGAGAGGCTCTGTTCGTATGTGGCGTAGTTGAAGTTCTTTGAATAGTAGACGCATGTATCTGCAGCTGTCAGGGTTACTCCGACGCCGAGGGTGTCGATCTGGCCGACGATGATCACGGTGTCTGGATCTTCCTGAAACTGTTTGATGATCGGTCCGCGGTCTTCTTTCTTAATTGCTCCATAGATGGCCACCTGCTTCTTTCCTGTCTTCTGGAAGGTCTTATCTATCATTTTCATGATGGCGGTTACTTCCGGGATAAACCTTGCGAAGATTACCAGCTTCTTTCCTGCGCCTAGTACGTAGTCCTCGATGATATCCTGGAGCGCATCCAGCTTCGCTGTGTTGACGAGCTCCGGCTTGTCGCTGTCGTCTGTGACCAGGAATCCTCCGGCCAGCTGCTGCAGTCTCAGGAGCCTTGTCAGTACGGTTGTGGCCGTGATCTTGTCTCCGTTGGATAATTCTGCATAGCTGCTTCGCTTGATCTGGTTGTATAGGTCTTTTTCCTTTTTGCCGAGCTGGACCTTCCTCTTGATGAACGTCTGCTCCGGCAGGTCGATTGCTTCTTCCTTCGTAATTCTGAATGCGATCGAGTGCTCTTTTCGGATCAGACCGTCCAGGTCCTTGTATCCGACGATCTGCTTTCGGTTGAAGCCTCCCATGATCGCGTACCGGTTTCTGAATTGGTAGAAGTTCCGGCCGAAGATCGAAGCGTCCAGGAACCGGTACTGACTCCAGATGTCGATTGCATCATTCTGTACCGGTGTTCCGGAGAGGATGAGCTTGTACCTCGCCTGGTCTCCTAGCTTATGTATTGCTTTGCTCTGCTCTGCGTCGTGTGTCTTGATTCGCTGGCTCTCATCGCATATAATCAGGTCAGCGTCGTACTCCTGGAGCTTCTCAAACAGTCCATCTCTCCAGGTTGATTCGTAGTTGATCACGGCGACCTTGAGCGCTTTGAACGGGAACGCCTGCAGGTCTTCAATCATTCGGATCCTTTGTTGTTTCGTTCCCAGGAGCGCTTTGCAGGTCACTTTGAAGTCTGCGACCTCTGCGATCTCTTTTGGCCAGACCGACACGACGGACGTTGGTGCGATTACCAAGACTCTCTGGATCGCACCTTTTTGGTATGCGGCTCCTGCGATAGCGATTGCTGTCCTGGTCTTGCCGCATCCCATTTCAAATAAAAGACCGAAGCCCTTATTTGTGTTGGCTGCCATTTACTTTCCTCCTTCACTTATTTGCTACCGGCTCCAGCTCCTGGAACTCGGCGCCATCCATCAGCTCTCTGTCTTTCAGGATGTCTTTTCCGCTTATGCTTCTGATTCCCTGGTATTCGTAGTCCTCATTCTGCCCGCGGTTGTATCGTTTGTTATATTCCGGATTCTGCAGCCGCTCGTATTTTCCGCGCGTGGCCAGCGCTGTCCGGTTCAGCTTCTCTGCGATCAGTGTGAAATCGTAGCCTTCGTCTACCATGCGGCATAAGGTTTCCACTTCGTCCTCCGTCCATTTTCGGGGGGGGCACCGCACGGGCTTCTTATTGATTCCAAGGTCTAGGATCCTGCGCTTGATGGCTCCTTCTGAATGTCTCAGCTCTGCTGCCAGGTCGCTGTATGTATATGTTCCTTTGCTGAGTAGGTACCGGAGCTTGTCGTCTTCTGTCTTCGTCCACGCTGCGTTGTGCTGGCCGTGAAGCTGCAGCTTTTTATAATCCGCCTTGCGCTTCACATTCACCCAGTCCGGTTCTGCTCCGAGACTGTATTTCTCGAACCGGGAGAAGTCCAGGATGCTCTTGTTATCCTCGGCCCATTTCCAGAATGCATCGATGTCGATCACCCTGAACCGGTTCTTCTTCACTACGTGCCATTTGACCGGCAGTCCGTATCGGATCAGCTTGTCGCTGGTGTAGCCGAGCATGTTCTTTCCGTAGATTGCAAGCATGAGCTGATTCAGGGATATCCTTGTGTCTCCGGCCAGGTGTGCGCCGCATCCGAGCCGCTGCGCTCTGACGATGATTGCATTCTCCGATCGGCCGAGAGCCTTGGACAGTCCTTTGATGGAGACCGTGCCCCATTTATCCTGCAGGTAGGCTTCCTCTTTCTCGGTCCACTGTTTCTTCTTCCTGGGTGCATCAACGAGTTTTCTCATAGTCCAGGCACCTCGATTCTTTGAATGCGCGCGCCATCATCTGAGCTGTTTCGCCTTCGTAATTGCCGCACATTCCTTCGTTATCAATATCCGCATAGACTCTCCTGAAGAAGTCATCAAATCTATTGTTTGCGTAGTCTTTTGCGAATTCCTTTGGATTCTCTAACTGTATGATCATCGTCTCCTGCCTCCCTTCGTGCTCATATGTGGGTAGTCGCGGTCTGCGTATGCTTCTCTGCCCCAGGAGAGCTTCTTCCCGCACCAGTGGCAGTGTGTGTGGCCGACCTGTGTTCTCTTGCCGCAAAGCGGACAGGTATAAAGCCCTGCTGCACGTCTGACCGCCATTGCTGGCTGTTCGTACTTCTGGCTCATCTCTGATGCCTGAGCTGTTGCTTTGCTGTAGTCTGCGACGATGTCCGCTGCTTCAGTCAACGCATCCAGGTCGTCGTTCCATGACTCTCCACCATATTCGTTCCGGGCGATCTCTTTGATTTTGCTCTTGGTGACCTCCAGCTGTTCGATGATTTCATCGTATGTCATAGTTGCCTCCTATTCTGATTTCAGCACCTCTTTTGGATCCGCGAGGCCGAACGTCAGGAGTGCCATGTTGGCTGCTCTTACCTGATGCTCGTAAAGGCTGCCCTGCACCGGGTATTTGACCAGGGCCTCCGGTTCCTTCTCGATTCGCATCTTATCTACGGCTCGCTGTGTTTCATCCAATCGCTGTCTGTAGCTTTCTATGGCCGGTGGCAGTCTCACGATCTTGGAGAGTTTGTCCAGCAGTTCCTTGCTGCAGTCTCCGATCATCATGTTTTTGCGCCGGTCGTACTTCATTGAGTTCCAGGATTTTATGATCGCCATCTGTGTGTTGTCCACTTCGATCAGCATGATCTTTCCATCCTTCATTGCCATCTTCAATCTTCGTTACCTCTTTTCTGCTTCCGATCTGAGCTAGGCACGCACTTGTGAAGCGCTGCTGGTACCCATCCGTCAGCTTGACTTCCATTCTGATTCCCATTGTC